AAAAAGAACAAGAAGAAGATACAGTTTTTTTTTAAGCATTTTATACATTTAAGAACTTTGTGAATGACAAGACTAACTGTACTGTTTTACAACATCCTGAACTAGAAGCAGATGATCTTATTGCGGGTTGGGTTCAACAACATCCAGATGCTGATCATGTTATTGTTAGTACAGATACAGACTTTCAGCAATTGATTGCTCCTAACTGTAGACTGTATAATGGTGTGCAAGAAGTAACAACCACTACTGAAGGCTTCTTTGATAAGAAGGGCGAACTAGTTATTGACAAGAAAACCAAGCAGCCTAAAGAAGTCAATCCAGAATGGATGCTATTTGAAAAATGCATGCGTGGTGACACTAGTGATAACGTGTTCTCTGCATATCCAGGTGTACGTAAAAAAGGCACTAAGAATAAAGTAGGTTTACAAGAAGCATTTGCAGACAGACAGACTAAAGGATTCAATTGGAACAACTTGATGTTGCAACGTTGGGTTGATCATAACGGTGAAGAACATCGTGTACTAGAAGATTACGAACGTAATAAAACAATAATTGATCTTACTGCACAGCCAGTAGAGATTAAAGAAAAAATTCAAAGTACAATTAACAAAGCAATCGATGCAGATAAAAATATCAGTCAGGTTGGTGTAAGACTAATGAAGTTTTGTAATTTGTATGACTTGAAGAAAATTTCAGATCAGGCGCAAGCATATGCTGAGCCGTTAAATGCGAGGTATACAGTATGACATTTTTAAAGGCTAAACCTGTACTAGAGGATAAATTTTGGATCGTTGAAGATGAAGGACAACGAGTAGCAACTTTAAGGAAAGATGAATTTTCACAATTTGTTTTCCAAAATAAAGATGGTGTAAAAATTTACAATAACAAAAAAAGTGTTACACGTGAATTTGGTGATGATTTTTTTGTTGCTAAGATTGTAAAAGAAGCAGACGATTCTAATCCTAAAGAAGTACATGGATTTTCTACAAGCACTATTCCGCACAATGCCATGTACGATATAAGGCAAAAACTTCCTTTGTTTACAAAGAGCAAAGATTCAAAGAGTTTATATTGTGCAGGATACTATGTAATTAAATTTGAAAAGGGTTGGGTTAAGAGTTTTTGTCCTAAGTTAATTACACTGCAAAGGTATGGATATAAAGGACCATTTAAAACTGATTTAGAAATGAAACAGGTACTGTCAAGTGTCAACAAATAATATTCCCACTAATCTAGCATCGGTGCAAAAACTGCTTCAGAGAATATCATCTGCAGAAAAGACACAGCAAAGAGAAATCCGTATAACAATAGAAGAAGCAAGAACACTTGTTACTGAACTTGCTCTAATCACAACTAATTTAGGGTCTACAGTGGCTGAAATACACACTTTGCTAAAAGAAATAAACAAAACTTCTAATGAAGTTGATGTAAAGTTTGATGGAGGATCCTTCTAAAAAGGATAAATATATACGTAGTTAACTAGGAATTACGTATATGAGTAGACCAAAACCAAAAATAATTCTCGAACACACAAACCGAGAAACTTATAAAGTAGAACAGATTCTTGAGAGTGAAGCCATATGGGCAGTTTTTTACAAAGGAAAACCTTTTAATTTAAAAAGCGGTAGTGCTGTAGCAAGTTATCCTGGACCTAAATATAAGAAGGTTTCATTTTCTAATCCTGGTCATGCAAGAAACTTAGCCAAGAAACTTAACAAACTATTCGACACTGCTGATTTTACTGTTTATAAATTGAACTCAGGGGAAAAAGAATAGTGAATGGACGTTAAAGACAACTATACAAACATCTTTTTAAAAGCCGCAGATTTTGACATTACCGAAGAAATAGTAAAAAGCAAAAGAATGGAATGGTGGTGGAATGTGCGAACTAAAGATGACGGTGGGCTAAGACTAACTGATCCGGCTATGGATTTCATTGAGAATGTAGCCAAAATAAAGATATACAAAATAGATTTTCCAAAAGACTTCTCTATTACTCCACAAATACTTTTATGGCTTGACAAATTTATAGATTCGCCTTATTATATAACTAAACGATCAATAACAGTATTAAAGGAGAAGGCTGCATTTGAACTATATCTTTTTAGTGGAGATATCCAAAAACTAGGATATAACAAAGCATTGGCTAAAAGATTAAGCCAAGAATCACCAGAGTTATAGTAGCAGTTAATAAATAATTTTATGTTAGAACTGAATCCGTTAGATGTTTTGAACATTAGGCAGTTGGATACAATGCCACCGCATTTCTGTAAAACCAAAATTTCAAGTGCGGACAGAACGTATCGAGACGTTACTAATTGGATTAGATCTAAACTAGCAGGAAGATATTGTGTAGTAACATATCCTGCTGTAGGAAATAACGATAAATTTCAAACTTCAACATTTGTTGGGTTTGAAGAAGAAAAAGAGTTAACATTTTTTATGTTGGCTTGTCCATACTTAAGGAGAAACTAGAATGGCTGAAGAAGTAAACAAAAATGATGCTCCTGCACAAGCAGAAGTAAAAACAGAAGCAACTGCTGCACCGGCAAGCGGTCCTGTACCAACACCTGGGGTAGAAGAAAAAGCGCCAGCAGCACCTGATCTTAACATCAGCGATCTTAATGCAGTAAAAAGCATTATTGATATTGCTACAACTAGAGGTGCATTCAAGGCAAACGAACTTGAAGCAGTTGGTAAAACATATAACAAATTAACATTGTTCTTAGAGCATGTATCAAAGCAGCAACAAGAACAACAAGCACAAGGGAAGTAAACTATGGCTAAAGAAATTAAACACGTAGGAAAATTAAAAAATACAGGCGACAAAGTTGCTGTTGTATTTAGAACAGTTCCTGGCGAATCAGACAACTGTTTAGTGTTGCAGACTGCAACATTAAAAGACGAAATACATGATTCATTAATGGCCATGATCGACTCTGACCAAGCACAGCAGACAAATGAATTAGGTGAACTGATGTTCTCAAGAACATTTCCAGACGGAAGGCCGATGCTACAAGCAATGCAAGGCGAAGGACGTTTGAAAAAAGTTCCAACTAGTAATGTAATGATGACACCTACACCAACAAGCGAGATTGCTCTTTCACAATTAAATACCTTAATTGCAGAGCAAAAAGGTATGGCTGTAGATGAACTGTATACTTTAGTAAGTGGCGCTCCAACAAAAGATCAAGAAGCAGCACAAACTACAGTTTCAGAAACTACACCTAGCGAAGAGCCAGTAGCGGCTCCAGCAACAGATGGAGTATTATCTGATACAGATCTTGCAAAGTCTTATCGTAGTCAGGCTGATGCTATGTATAAAGAAGCAGCAAGATTACGTAGAGAAGCAGACGAGTTAGATCCGCCAAAGAAGAAAACTTCTTCTAAAGCAAAAGCAGAAGCATAATCAAGTGCATAGGCATTACTTCAAGCCGCCTAAACATCTAGTAGACGAGTGGCCGGAAGTGTTCAAGGATTTATACATGGACACTATGCCGGTCGCTTACGTCCACAAAATGATGATTGAATTTACAGATGGACGTATCTGGGAAATCAATGTCAAAGATCAATTACAAAAAGACAACTCAGATGTTGTTGCCAAAAAATTACTCAAAACCCTTTCAGAGTATAAAGACACGATAAAAAATTTAGATTTTAAAATTGATGTTGCTTTATTAAAAGCAGATATCGAAAAGAAAACTAAAAAGATTCTCTAGTATTACCGTAATGAATAACTTCATATGAATCTGAAGTATGTTCTCTCCACGGATCAACTACAACTGAATCTTCTGTAACATCTACATACATTTCAGGATGAGCAAGAAGAACACAAGCTCTAAAAGGACCAGGATCCGAACCATAAACTTTGGGATCTACTTTCATTGGATTGAAACCTAATTTATTACAATAATAATCAACTAGTAAAGCATAACTTCCGTCAATATATTCTACGCCAGGCTTGTATGCAATACCATTTAATAAAATAGGTAATTCTTTTTCACGTGCAATATTGCAAAGTTTTTCTGCCATATTCTTTGCTTGTACTTCACGTGCATTCATTATAGCATCAAATATATCGTAACCTAATTCTAGTTTATTCGCCATATAACGTAAAGCAATATTATCTCTTGGGTGACATGCACCGCCATCGCCCATTCCTGCTTTCATATAACTTGGACCCATAATACGCTGTGTGCTTTCTGCAAGGGCTTTTGTAACTATATCAACATTGATGTTACCTTGTTTTTCTGCAACGTCTT